CGCGGGGAATACGGAACTCCGAGAGGCCCGCGCGCGCCTCTCGCGACAGGTGGTAGGCCATTTTCGCGTAGATGTCGTGGGGCGGGAGGGGCGTCTCCCGCGCCCAGCTCTCGTCGATGAGATGGGCCAGCTCCGCCGAGATGTCGAAGCAGAAGCGGTCATTCCAGCGGTCTTCGAACCAGCGGCAGAGCTTGAGTCCGGCGTCGTGGTCGAGGACGTCCACGTTCAGCTCGCCCTGCCTGGCGAGACCGGCGAAGGTCAGGTTGCTGCTGCCGAGGTAACCCACGATGGGGTTGATGGGGTCGTTGCGGTAGAGCAGGTACAGCTTGGCGTGCAGGGTATGTCGGAGAAACAGCTTCACTCGCAGCTTCTGGCTGCGCAGCCGGCGGGCGAGGCTCCGGAGGGTGCGTTCGTCGCCGGCGGTCGGGATGCCGAAGGTGAGCTGCTGCCGGAACTCCTCGGCCACCTTCCGGCGGAGGCGGACGGCGGTCTGGTTGTCGATGTCCAGGCCGCCGTCGGAGAGCGAGCGCATCGCCCGAAGCTCTTCGTGGGGCGTGGCTTGCATGCCGATGAGGAGGCGGCATTCCTCCCCGGGCTGGGACCATCGGTCGAGCGCGGGGTCGAGCAGTTGCCACCCCCGGAGGTTGAAGTAGCCGACGCAGAAGTCCGCGCGCGAGGCCACCCCGAGCGTGTCTCGCAGCGCGGGCAGCAGGCTGAGGTCGATGTTGTCGAAGATGCGAGGCAACGGAAGCTCCAGAGGACATCGTACCGCACACCACGGACATTCGACGGCCGGGCCGCGCCCCGCCTGCGGCTCATGGCGCGCTGTCGTCGCGCGAAACTGCGGGCACCACCGCAGGCGCCAGGCCGCTGTGACGTGCCCAGCCCCGATGCTCGCGGTGACCGTATAGTAAAAATCCTTACATATTTCGACTTTATCTATTGACTTACTGTCTGGAGTCCGTACGATTCACGCTGTCGCTTCGGAGGCCCGATGGCCGCTCCCACCCTGCCCAACCGCCTTGCATGGACATCGCCGGTAGCGCGGGCCCTGGCGGGTCCAACCGGGTCGTCGGCGGTCTCGGTCGTGACCGCTGAAGCGGGGGGCGATTCGGGCAAATACTTCCCCGTTTCAAGTCGCGAATCCGCTCTGGAACAAGGCGAAACGAAACGGGGAACCCCCGGGTTCGGCCCGGCTTTACCCGGGGGCATCCACCGGTCCTCGTGGCAGGCCAGGGGAACGGCAGGGACGGCCGTGCCACAACTGGCGCTCCTGCCTGTCGCGGCAGGACCGGTGGGTCCGACGGGGTCGCCGGCGGTCTTGGTCGTGACCGCCGAAGCGGGGGGCGATTCGGGCGAATACTTCCCCGTTTCAAGTCGCGGATCCGCTCTGGAACAGGGCGAAACGAAACGGGGAACCCTCGGGCTCGGCCCGGGTCCGCGAGGCTCGTGGCCTGAGGTCGCAGGGCGGCTTCCCTGTGGGCACCCGCCGGACCTCGTACCAGGGCGGAGAACGGCCGGGACGGCCGTGCCACAGCTGCGGCTGCTCCCCGTTGCCACAGCAGCGGTGGGGCCGATCGGGTCGCCGACGGTCGCGGTCGTGACTCCGGAAGCGGGGGGCGATTCGGGCGAATACTTCCCCGTTTCAAGTCGCGAATCCGCTACGGAACAAGGCGAAACGAAACGGGGAACCCCCGGGTTCGGCCCGGGTCCGCGAGGCTCGTGGCGCTCGTGGCCTCAGGTGGCAGGGCGGCGTTCCATCGGGCCTCCGCCGGACCTGGTACCAGGGCGGGGACAGGAGCTGTGTGTGACGCGCCAGTTGGTGTGAGATTCGTCCCTTTTTTGAGCTGTGCTGAACTGGCTTGAATCATGGTGATTCCGAACTCGTCTCAGACCATCTGACGCAGGCATGGAACTTGCCGGTCACCGCTTTCGGGCTCGCGGCGCCACATGGTGTGAGACGACACAATGAGTAATGCCGCAACTGTTCGAGAGATCGTCATTGTGGCTTCACCATTGCGTCCCGCAGATCGGCACGCACACGGAGGGCAGCCTTGCCGGGGTTGTGCCCCCACCCGGGATCGCAGCCGACGGGCACCTGCACACGCTGGCCGGTGCGAGTGTTGTCCCAGGTGTAGTGCTCGATCTTGGGCGTCTCCGACTCGCCTCCGAGCTTCGCAGCCTCGGCCTGCCCGATCTGCCGCACGTGGCACTTGCAACCCCAGCCGTTCGGCGGCGCGTACGTGTCCCACCATGGATCCGTCGCACGTAGGACGAGCCCCTCGAACTGCACGTGCACCGGCCTGTGCGCTAGCGACGGCCCGAGCTGGTACTGCAAGTAGGGCAACTGGTACTTCGTCGCCTCGATGCGCCCCCACTCGCCTGCAGCGCGGGCCGTCCTCATGTTCGTGTCGTAGATGATCCGCAGTCGGTTCGGCGTGCCGAGGCGCACCTCCGTCGTGTCGCCCGTCTTCGGATCTGTGGCGTGCGTGTAGCCCCACCAACCGCGTTCCTGCAGCACGGGCGTCAGTCGCTTCTTGAACTCGGCGAACGTCTGCCCGCCAGAGAGCGCCTGGACCAGCGCTTCCTTGATGTCGCCCAAGAGATCGTCGCTCATCGCTTTGGCGACTGTGAACGCGACCGCGTGCTCGTCCTCCCAGGTGTCGCGCCAGTCGAACCCCTGACGCAGCTTCTTTCCGATCAAGAACCGGAGCGCCGTCTCTGGAATGGGCGGCGCGACGATCGGGTGTGGGTGACGAGGATGACGGTGCGGCGGCGCAGGAGGCGGCGAGGGAGACGTGGCGCCAGCCTTGCCTGGGATGAACGGCGAGATCGGCGGCGGCATCAGTCATGCTCTCCGGCCTCACCAGCCACGCGGGACTGGAACATCGCAAGAGCGAGCGCCGCCTGAAACTTCGACGTGTTCAGCTGACCACGGAGAGCCGTCAACCGCCGCTCGAAGTCCTCGGGCGACGTGGCCTGATCGAGCGCCTGGCGGATGGGCGCGATGACATCAGCAAGCTGCGGTTCCCAGTCACCGAGCGCCTGCGCGCGCAGCCGGTCGATCTCGTCCTGGTCATTCTGCGCGCGGTTCGTCTCAGGAGGTGCGCTGGGAGGGCCGCCAGGCTTCGCCAGGGGCACCAGAACGTCTTCGTCGCCCTCTGGAGGGTCGAAGCCGAATTTCGCGTAGATGGTCGCTGCGGGAATCTTGAGCCCGCGGTCCAAGAACGGCGGCAGAGCCTGTGACAACGACACGAGATCGTCGGGCTCCTTGAGCGCGATTCGTACGCGCGGGTAGCGTTCACGTCGACCGAAATTGAGGTCCACGATCGGACGCACCCAGTCGCGGCACAGCGTCCTGGCGCACTTGTTCGCGTCGTCGTCGCGGATGTCGGTCTTCACGTCGCCATGGAGCTTCGCGCGTTGCCCGCCACCCAGGCCGGACGCGCCTGAGTCAGCGCTGCTGGTCTGACCGAGCACGGCTTTGCTGACGCCCTCGTCGAGGTATTTGGCGAGAGCCTGAAACAGCACGCCACCGCCAGCTGCGTTAACGCTCTCCTCGAACTCGATCTTCATCGTGTCCGGGATCACGGCGGCTGCGTCCGTGCCGAGGTTTGCCACGGCGCTGACCAGGATGCCGATGTCCTCCTCGGTCGCCTTGGGTCCGAACTTCCCTACGCGAATGGGCATGCCGAAGACTTCGGCGAACGCGAGCCAGTCCTTGAGCGTGAACGACTTACAGACATAAGACGCCGCGACCAGTCGAGCGAGGCCGCCACGGATCGGAATACCCGTCTTCAACTTCGGATAGTGCACGATCCACTTAAACGGCTCCAGCGGAGTGCCGAACGAAGGGTCTTCCGGACCGAGAAGCCTGGGCGTCGACATCGTCGTGCGGTCGAAGCGGAAGAACCGCGGGTCACGCCACTCGTACCTGGTCGGAACCCACTTGTTTGCGTGGCACGCCCAGAGAATCTCGATGACCGAGAAGCCCTTGCCGACAGCGTCCATCATGTCGCTGACGAGGTCGCCGGCCTCGGGCTCGGCGAGGAGGTCTCGGAGGAACTGCGCGATCTCTTCCTCTTCGGCGCTCTCGTCGACCGCCTCGACGGTCGGCTCGATCGCGGACACAGCCAGCTTGCGGGTGCGCAGCACAGACGAGTAGTGCGTGTCGCGCTCTTCCATCTCATCCGCGAGAGTCAGCGCGAATTGATGGTTGCCTTGAACCGCCTCCTGCAGGATGACCGCGAGTCGTTGTGGCGTGAGTCCGGGCGCAACGAATGGTTGCCAGACGGTGCGGACGCTGGCGAGTTGCGGACGGCCGCGCTCCGACTGGAGAGCGTCGAGGTTGATCTTGCGGCCGGAGTGGTCGAAGAGGGTGGGTGAGTTCATGGGCACCAGTCGACCGTCATTGACGCCGGGATGACGGAGGCCGGCTCGAGCCCGAGAGCACGGATGGCCGCCTCCAACTGCCGTACTAGCGCAGGGTCCGTGTTGGCAGAGAACCGACCAATCAGCAGCGGCGGGATGTCGCGCAACGTTCGAGCCGGATCGTGTTGGCGGCCAAGAGCATCGGACGCGTCGTGCTGCCTGCGGTGGAACTCGTGCACGAGCGCGATGCGCCCGCGCAGTGGAGAGAGGGCGATAGGAGAATAGGAAGGAAGGACGGTCTCCGATTTAGCGGAGGCGATCCGTTGCGAAATAGAGAGGATGTCTGCCAACTCCATCACAGCACGCCCCCGGGCAGGCTCTTGATGCCGGCCGTTGCGCGCACACGCCTGGTCAACTTCTCGTCGCGCCGGGGGCGCCGGTACCCGTCGCCGCGCCAGGAGAGCCCTTCTGTCCACTGCTCGTCCGCAGCAATGCCCGAGGCGACGCGGCGGTAGTCGAATACTTCCGCCTCGCAGGTGGTGGCGTAGTGCGCCATCAGGTACGCGATCGCGGCGTCGCCGTGACGCTCCTCGCCCGGCGCTGTCGTCGATTGAGTATGCGCCTTCGCGAGCGTGGGCATCCCCTTGACGACCTGGAATTGCCGGAGGTCATTGAGATGGTCCAGGTCTCGTGCGATTTCAATCGTACCGTCCTCGAACGAGGCTTTGAACGGAGGCAGGTGCTCCGCGTAAAAAGGCTCGGTGATGCGAATGTTCTGCGCCCGGCTCTCGCCGTAACGCTGGGCAGCGACCTCCGCGAGGTAACCGCCATTGCCGGTTGCGTCGCATGCGCCGCCAGAAAGCCGCGGCGTCCGGTCCAGCACATAGAAGAGGATTTGGCGCTGCTGCTCGAACGGGACCCTCCTCAGCTCGATCACGAGGCGGGCGCGTCGCACGAGGTTCTGCAACAGGGCCAGCAGGGCGATGATCGTCAGATCACAGACCCGCCCGAAGTCCTCGCCGAAGTAGTGCGGCTCCCGAGGATTGAGGTCGGCCAGGATGTCCGCGAGGTTCTCCTCGCACCACTCCTCAACAAAACGCTCGCGCTCGGCCTTGGACTGTTGGGAGAAGTCTTCGGGGAGGGCGAGGCGGATGACGGGGACGTCGTCCACCATCCGGGCCGAGATGAGCGCACGCGAGATGAGCGCGCCGCTTGAATTGCGCGGAACACAGAAGAGCTCTTCCTCGGCACCGGCGCCGTAGAAGGCAACGAGCTCCGCGCGCCAGGCGTCCTGGGCCTCGATGGTCCACGCGTTGCCGTCCTTCAGTAGCGCGCGCACTTTTGGCGAGAGGCCCTTCAGCGCAGTCGCACTCATGCAGATGCGCTGAAAGAAGCCGTCCTTCAACGCGTCGTCGAGCGTAGTGCGGTGGAGGCTGTAGGGCTTCTTGCCCTCGCGCGTCTCTCCAATCAGGTCACAGAAGGCGTTGTCCACGCCATCGTGCGTGCTGATGATCGAGACGCGTCCACCCCACATCAGGAGCGCGAGCGCGGCCTTGAGCAGTTCGAGCAACTGTAGATGGAACGCGGCCTCGTCAATGATGACATAGCCCTGTTTGCCGCGGAGATTGGACGGGCGTGAGGAGAGGGCCGTAATCCGGTACCCGCTGGCGAAGGTGATGACGAAGCAGTGAATGTCCTTGTCCTGCTCGTCGTCGTGAAAGAGGGATTCCTGCACCTGGGCGGCGGCCGCCTGGAAGTGCCGGGCCCACTCAGCGCAGTCCAGGATGAACTCCTTTGTCATGTCCTGGTTGTAGCCGACGTACCAGCAATCCATGCCGTTGGTGCGCATGGCGATGTCGACGCACTCGCACGCGGTCGCCCACGAAATGCCGATGCGGCGGCTCTTCTCGTACACCTTCACAGGGCTGAGGTCCGCGAGCCACTCTTGCTGGTACGGCAGGAGCGTCATGGGCGCTGTTGCAACAGGCGCGGGCTCGGGAGCCTTCTCGGTGGCCGCACGACGAGGCCGTTTCGCGGTTGCGGCGGTCACGCTGCAATCCCCAGAATCTTGCGACGGATCTGGTCAGCGATCTCGTCACTGATGCCGGCGGCCTTGGTAGACGAGGAAACCTCCTCAGCCACCTTCGCTGCGCGGGCCTGGGCCTCCGTCTGCCACTTGCGCTGGACCACGCTCGCCCTGGCCGAGTCTGCAATGGCGTGCGCGATCTGCGAGAGCACCTTCGGATCGATTTCCTCGCCGTCCTCCATTGCCAGGAGGGTTTCGAACAGCTTGTCCTGGACGAGCCGTTGGAGGGCCTCGGTGAAGTCCCCGGCGAGATCTGGAGCCTCACGCGCCAGGACGCGTGCCATGTCGAGGGACGCTTTCAGTTTGGCGATGCGCGCCTCAACGCGCTGTCCGTCCCGGATGACGGTGGGCCGGCTGACGACCTTCAGCCCCAGCTCCTGACACTTCGCGTTCAGGGCCGCGGTGAGATCCTCGTAACCCGAGAACCCACGGCGCACGTACTCGCTCTCCAGCCACTGGCGGAGTTCGTCGGGAAACATCGAGATGATGCTGCGCGCGGGCACGATGCCTCACTCGCGTGGCGGACGCGCGATTCCTGGGTTGCACGGGATTGAATAATCCACCAGATCGATGCCGACGCTGGTGAGCTTCACGCTCCACCCGTCGTTGGTACCGCGGCCGTACACGTGAATGAGCTGGCGCTCCTCGAGATAGTCGAGCTCGCGCTTCAGGAGGGTGGCGGTGACGTCCAACTCGCTATCCTGGAGCGTGCGAAGGATGAGACTCTCGCGCACAGCCTCCGGCCGGCCTGCGTCGATTGTCACGAGGCAGTACCAGCGGATGCGCTCAATCTCACGATTCGGATTCAGGCCTGGCACGATTCGACCTCAGTTCGAGCCGCATGGCGTTGAACGACTCGGTCATCTTGTCCATTTGCACCGTGAGGCGCGTCACGGTGTTGGTCCAGTCTTCGCGGCGGATGTAATTGTTTGCAACCTCGACACGGAAGCGGTCGAACTCGCGTTGGAGCGTCGCCACCCGCTGGTTGATGGCGTCGTCCGAGCTGACGAGCCTGGTGATGCGCTCCTCGATCCCTTTCTGCCCGGCAAGCACCTTGTCGAGGGCGGTCTTCAGCATGTTACGCATGCCGAGCAGGGACGGCCCGATGAGGACCGTGACCACGGTAAGGATTGCAGCGACCTCTTCCCAGCGGTTGTCGATCACTGGCGGGACTCAGGTCGCAGGAGCGGCGACGGGCGCGGGAGAAGACACGGGCTTGATGGCGTCGATTCGCTGGGTGGCCTCGGCGACCATGCCGTTAACGAGGGCGACCGTCTTGGACGCCAGCATCGCCTCAACGGCGGCGTTGGACGTGTAGTGCGTCACGAGGGCGCCGACGGCAGTTGGGCCGAGGATCTTCTGCGCCTCAGCGACGACAGCGGAGACGATCTCAGCGGGCACGGGGCCGGTGGCCACGGCCGTGTTGAGATCCTGGAGTTTCTGGAGGCCGAGGCCCTGCACGGCGTCGAGCAGCGCGTTCTCCACGCGATCGAGCGCGGCGCCAACGTGCATGTTCGTGACGTGCGCGCGGATGGCCTTGATGATTTCGTAGGCCAGCCAACCGAGCAGTGGGAAGAGAGCGGGGACGACGTAATCGATCGTGAAGTTGCGCATGGTGGTTTGCCTCAGAAGAGCGGAAGGACGCCGGCGGTGCAGAGGGCGAAGCTGGGAGCGCGGAAGCCGGTCGCGACGCTGTACACGAGGAGGGCCGGACAGATGCCGACTTGGAAGGACGGCTCGGTCTTGCTGTCACCACCCCAACCGACGCCGCCATACGGCTGGAGCATGTACGTGTTCACGGCGGTGCTGTGACCGAAGGCGCCGCCGAACGTGATCGAGAGATTGGGGATTGGGAGCGGGATGTACCCGGCGTAACCGGCAGAAACCGAAGGGCCCTGGACGAACTTGCCGCCGGTCAGCTGGTAGGAGGCGAGGAGCAACGGGCCATGCCAGATGACCGGCTGCCAGGTGGACGGATTCCACGTCGGGGCGGGTGTCGTGGCCGGAGCGGAGGTGTCGCTCGTGCCAGCGCGAGCAGGAGGATTGAAGAAGACCAGCGGGATGACGGCGAGCAGGAGCGTGAGAGTGCCGCGCTGAGTCCGGCGGCGAGTCACCGTCGTGTGGTTGATGAAGAACGAAAAGCCACCCCAGGACAGGGCACACATTGCGATGAGGGCGACGAGCCAGGCGAACGCGAACATGGGAGTACTCCTCACGCCCCTTCAACGGGCGTGTCGGTTTGGGGCACCTCGATGTGGAGGCAGCCGTTCTCGTCCAGGACGAGTGAGACAGAGGGATCCGCCGCCGCTGCAGCCCTGACGGCCGGGCGGTAGGTCCCAAGAGATGAGTCAGTGAGATCGGCGACCTGTTTCTCGTCCGGGTCGCAGCAATGGTGCGAGACGTTGGACGCACCCTGGCGGATGATCTCCGCCTCCATGGCCGCGATGGTGTCCTTCGACGACGCGTGGAGATCTGTGGTCCAGACGTTGAGGACCGCGCGACCAGGCGCGGCGTACTGGGCGAGCTCGTAGGCGAGACCGTGCAACGCGATGTTGTCGTGCATGATGCGCGCCTGGTCGTGAGGCGTGCGGACGAGCGAGCTGATGGTGGCGCCAGGGCACCCGGCGGCGTCGAGCACACGGGAGAGGACGGCCGCAGTGCGGGGGCTCAGCCTCGTCGTGTCGAGACCTGGGAGAAATGACAGCTGAGCCATTCGCTGACTGTGGCGGGATTTAGTCGTTGGCTACAGGGGGACCTAAGTCCCCCCCAACGTCTTGATGCGCCGGACCACGCGGCGTACGGAGCGGTTGTCGATTCGTAGCTCGTTGGCGATCCGGGACTCGCTCAACCCCTGACGTCGCAGGGCCAGGACGGCCCGCTCGTTGTGCGCGCCAATGCACCGCGGGATGTCGAGCCGGTCGCCGCCGTACTGGCTTGTCAGGCGCCGTGCAGGCACGTAGCCGATGGCCGCGGCAATAGGATGCTCGGCTGGCATGGTCTTGGGCACGTAAAGAGTCCTGCCGCCCCATTTCTTGGTCAGCAGCAGCATGGCCTCGGTGCCGATCATCTCCGCGATTTCCTGTGCGCGTTTCGGGAGGGTCATTGTGGTGGGGCCGTCTCCTTTGCGGCGAGCTCCGCCCTGAGCTGGTTGAGCTTGTTGCGGAAGCGGACGTCGGTCGCGAGGCGCTGCTGCGCCTTCCGCGCTGCATTGAAGATCGTGGAGTGGTCGCGCCCCATCAGCTTGCCCAGGCGTGGGAAGGAAGCATGCGTGATGTCACGGGCAAGCCAGACCGCGGCGGCGCGAGCGAGGATGGATTCGGCGTGGCGATCGCGAGCGAACAGATCTGCGCGAGGGACGGCGAAGGCTCGTGCCGTTGCGACGAAGATAGGCTCCAGGACAGCCGTCGTGACAACAACGGGCTGGGCACCTGTGGCGTCTGCGGCGGCGCGAGCCAGGACGAGATCGAAGGGGCCGGTCCAGAGCCGAAGGATGGCGCGCAGCCGGTAGCGCTCCATGGCGTTCAACGGCTCGACGTCCTGCTCGTTCATCGGCCCCTCCTGTGGCGCTGCAGCTGCGCGATGGCGCTCGCCAGGTGGCGCTCCGTCTGTAGGACCAGGCGCTCTTCGATCCGTGGACCGATGACGCTTTGGTCCGGTGGCATGCATGCGTGCAGGAGTTCGTGGACGAACGTGCGCCAGCGCGCACGCGGCGCGAGGTCCGCCGCGTAGTGAATCGTGGACGTGACCGGGTCGCAGTAGCCGGCGAGCAGCTCGCCCCGTGCGAGACGGAACCGGCGTCGTGTCGCCGCGTCCGGTCGGGGCGTGGCCAGCCGCTTGTCACGGATGACGCGCCAGCGCCGGCCGCGGATCCAGATGGAGCGCGGGGGCTCAGGTGGACGCCGGTTCATTGGCCGCCTCCTGCTTCTTCTGTCGGACGTGGAGCGCGGCGATGATGGCGGCGAGTTGCTCGCCCTCGCAGAGCTGGACGCGGTCGATGCCGAACATGCGCTTTGCGATGGCGTTCGCGTACGACCAGGGCAGGCCCTGGTCTGCCAGGAGCGCCTCGATCTTCGTCAGCTGCGGGCGCTCCTGCATGTTGGTCGGCCGGCCAGGATGCTCGGTCGGGACCGGTGCGCCGGTGACGCTGCGGAGGTGGGCGCAGACGCGTTCGAGGGCGGCCTTGCCCATCTTGCGGCAGCTGTCCTCGCCACCGTGCTGCAGGAGCATGGCGCGATAGGTGTCGTCGTCCAGGCCGGCTTTTTTGGCCAGCGTATGGATGACGCCCATCAGAGCGTTGCGGTAGGGGTCTTGGGCCATCAGCGCCCCCTCTCGCAGCTCTCCGAGCAGTACAGGCCGCCGTTCGGGTGAGGCGCCCCGCAGTTGACGCAGTCGCCGCCGTAGAGCTGGCCGTCGAGCAGCTTCTGCAGGAGGTCGATCTCCCTCAGCAGCCGCTCCTGGCGGACGGCTCCGGCGCGACGGAGCTCCGACATGAGCCGTGCTCGCATGAGGGTGATCACGTTGCGTTCGTCGCGGGTCACTGGGTGCTCTCCGTGGTCTTGGTTCGCTTGGCTCGTACGACTTCAAAGGCGGCGCGCACGGCAGCGCTGTCACCGGCGTAAACGGCGCCCTGCAGGACTCGAGGCACCATCGACCAGCACGGGCGACAGAAGAGGTAGTCGACGTTCTTGTTGCGACCGCACCCGATGGGGCACGGCTCGGTCGCTCTGCAGGAACTCGATCGCCTTGCGGCGTTCCTTCTGGTACGCGAGCTCGGCGGCGCTGGTGTCGGTGGCGCACCACGTGCGCCAGGCGGCCTGGACGCGCCGCCGCAGCTCGTAGGGCAGCCCGAACCAGTGCTTGCCGCAGGCGAGCATGTCCGGCGCGAGCGTCTCTCGGCAGTCGGGCGCGGGGCAGGTAGCCATCAGTGCGTCTCCCTTCTCTCGGCTGCGAGCTGGGCGCCGATGGCGTGCGCGTCGTGAGCCACCTTCAGGAAGTCAGGCAGCGCGACGTTGGTCCGCCAGATGGCGAACTCCGCGGCCGTGATGAGCAGGACGGTGAACACCGACAGGTAGTCTTCGGTGCGGTATCGCAGGAACTGGACCAGGTCCGCGTGGAGCCGACGGCGCCGCGCACGGATGCCGTCCTGCGATTCGACGGTGTTCGCGGTCGGATGCGGGCCGGGGTGCGTGCCCCACTGGACGCCGAGTTCGAGCTGCGGACTCATGTTGGCACCTTGATGACGCTGGCGGCGTACTCGTCCCAGAGCTGGCGGTGCCTGGTCGTTGCGGCGCGGAGCTGCTGCTGACACGCGCTCCATTGCACCTGGACCTGCCCCGAGCGCGCGGAGACCACCTGCGACGGCAGCCCCGAAGTGTTGATGGCGAGCAGCTGCCGTTCGAGGGAGTCGATCTGCGTGTGGAGGCGCCGCAGGGTGACGTCGGCCTTCGCCAGATCGAGGCGGAGCATCTCGACGCGCAGGTCGACGTTCGCGAGTTCGAAGAGACGGCGGACGTACTGCCGGACGGCGTCGGGGCTGGCCTGGAGGAGGTTGCAGTCCAGGACGTCGAGCGGCGAGTCTGTGACCTGCGCCAGGTCAGCCATTGTGGGCCCCCACGGCAGCGGCCATGGCTGCGACCAGGGTGTCTTCACGGCCGCTGTCGACGTCTCGTGTCTCGCCCGAAAAGTGACGGCGCCACAGCCAGGGTTTGCGACGCGCGCCCGGGCTCCACTCGACGATGATGTGGATGCCGCCGTGTCCGGTGGTCTCGACGCGCCGGAGTCGCCACGGGGTTGTCGACGGGACGGAAGTGAGGAGATGCGCCTCGCCGAACTCCTCTTCCTTGATGCCGCTGATGGCGTAGCGCCTGAAGTTGTCGTTCATCATGCGTGCCCCACGGTGAGAAGGCGCGCGAGCCGGTCTCCCTCTTCGGCGAGCAGCCGGAGACGCGCCCGGCCGAAGCGCTCCATGCGGTCGATGATGGCGTTGCAGCGGGCGCACCCGGAGCACTCGAAGAAGTGCTCCTCGTCGTCGGCGCCGTGGACCTGCCAGTAACGGGTCAGAGCCCTGCGCTCGCGGCGCGCGTCGCGGTCGGGCCAGCCTGGCTTGATGAAGGCGGCCCAGTCGTTGGAGTGGCGGGCCATCGCCATGGAGTGGCCGATGAGCCGGATCTGGAGGCTGCGCGACATGCGTGCCGCGTGCGCCGCGTCGTACGCGCGCAGGGCCGAGGTCGCGAGCCAGAGGAACCAGCACGCCCGGTCGAGGGCGGTGTCCTGGTCGATGCGGCGGACGCGGGTCACGGCTGCACCGTTGATTCGCGGGAGACCGGCTCGGCGTCGGTGGGCGTCGCGTACCAGGTCTCGCCCTGCTCGACCTTGATGCCCTTGATTCCTCTCACGGCGTCGGGCTCCTTGAGGATGGCGTCCTTCGCGATCTCGGGCTTCGCCCTGGTGAACCGCTTCAGGCCAGCCGCGATGAGAGCGGCCACCGCTTTCTTCGTGTCGCGGATGACGACCTTGGGAGGGTTGAGCCGCCAGGCGATCTCGCCGGCCTGAAGCGTGACAGTGCGGCTGTCGCCCTTGAGCAGCTGCGAGCGGTTCGACTCGCAGAACGCGTGCAGCAGGTTCGTCTTGCGCTGCAGCTCGCCGTCGATGGTGGCGAGCGCGGGAGCGGCGCGTTCACGGATCTTGGCCAGCTCCGTGTCGAGGTCGGCCTGCGTCTTCGCTCGCAGGCGCTGCAGCTGCCCCAGGTCGAAGAGGAGTTCGTTCGCGGTGGGGAGGTCGATGGCTGCTGTCATGACACTGTCCATTCAACCGGCTTACGCCAGTGCTTGGGGAGACGAGGGATCTGCGGGCCCGGATCTCGGACCAGGACAAAGAGGGCCTCGCGTCCGCGGACCCCGGGGCGGGTGCAGCGGACAAGGGGCGGCGTGCGGTGACTGAGGCGGCTGAGCAGTCGTTCCACCGTCCTGGGCGGCACGTGGGCGAGCTCGGCGAGGTCGGCCCGGCTGGCAGGCCGGCCCATGACGCGGAGCGCGTGCCACACGCGCTCCGCGC